CCATACCTGTTTAGTATTTCTGCTCCATCAAGTTTAGTTCTTTCAACAATATGTTTCCAACTGCCTTGACTATCCTTGAGTTTGTTTTGCAGCACTAACCAGCTACGCACCATGTCATCATAAGCAACTTGTAAGTAATCATCTTGTAGTTGCTCACAATTCGTTTCATCAATGATATGATAATCTTTTGCACTTACACAAAGCAAAGCAGGTTTCTGTCCTGTTGCTTTCCAATAAACTGCTTGTTGTCTTATCCATGCAGGAGATGGCTCTGTCTTAGGTTTTGGTGCTGAATAAGTAAATGTGCCATCTTTCTTTGTAGGATTTTTTCTTGGCACTTGGCACTTTAAATCTATCTGCTTACCACCACCAGAATAATCTTGGTAAAATAATATTGGTACATCAATCAATGGCTCATTGTATCTTTGTGCAAACTCTCCTTCTATTGTGTTGACATTTTGGAAATATTGCTTCAATCCTTCTGCTGCACACTTAACCATATCTGGTAAGAAATCTTGGAAGTTATCGTAGGCTGACTGGTCTTTTCCGTTATCCCAAGTCCTTGGTGTATACTGTTGATATTCTGTCAACGACTCCCTTATAGCTTGTTTTATCTCAAGGCCTTCTTGTTGTCCTTGTTCTTGTGAATAGTCATGCAAACCTAAATGATGATCTAGTCCTGTCTGCACCATACGACCAAGCATCATTGGCGCTGCATCTGGATAGTTTATGTTATGCTCTTTTCTAAGATATAGCTTGAGTATCGCTTGATCCTCTGGCAAGTTTCCATTGCTTGCTGATTCATGCAAGCTGCCAAAAGTTCTCCTGTAAATTGGTATTGTCATTAGCACCTCCAAAAATAGTTTGACATTTATTTGTCAATCTGTCAACATTAAAAATGAAGATGGTTATTTCTTGATTTTTCCTTGTTCCATCTTCTAAATAGATGAGGTTAAGAAAACTTGTGCTTAGGCGACCTTAACCTCATCAATAAGTGGACATGAATTATGTATTTGAAAGATTATTTAAAAAGTAACAATATATCTCAGTATAAGTTTGCCAAGATGTGCAACTTAAATAGAGCTTCTATTTGTAAAATATTACAAGGCCAAAGGTTTCCTCGACCAGAGACTATGAACAAGATTGAGTTAGCAACAGATGGTCAAGTAAAAGCAAATGACTTTATGAAACAAGCGCAGGAGAAAATGCTTGGCCAACAGTAGAGACAAAGGCGCTGGTTTTGAAAGAAAGATTTGCTCTTTAATTAAAGATGCTCTTGGCTATGATGCAAAAAGAAACTTAGACCAGTATCAAGTTGGTGGTGCAGATATAGAAATACCTGGTTGGTCAATAGAGTGTAAGGCTTATCAAAAAGGCACAACTTACAAGCCAAGCTGGTGGCAGCAATGTGTTGACAATGCTGGAGATAGACAACCAGTTCTTATTTATAAATTCAACAATCATCCTATCAAATGTGTGATAAGGCTTGAGGTGTTGGATTCTGCTTTCTCTTCAAACAAAAATTTGGTTTGTGAAGTTGATATTGACACTTGGTTTTTTATTGTGAGAGAGAAGATATGAAAAGAGATTGGTATTTAAAAAGAGCAGCAGATTTAATCAATGGAGACAGAGCAAAAGATTATGGTGATGCTTATGATAATCACCAGAGAGTTGCGACAATGTGGTCAGCTATTCTGGGCATAAAAGTGTCTGTAAGAATGGTATACCTCTGTTTAATTGCACTCAAAGTTTCTCGATTAGTTAAAAGTCCAGATCATGTTGATAGCTGGACAGACATTTGTGGTTATGGCGCTTTAGGTGGAGAAGATAAAAAAGATTGATTTTTTTTGCTTTCTCTTTTAATCTGTTTATGTAAAGTTGGGTTTTTCACTAAACTTTATGTTGTTATGATGAACTATGGGAGGGATTTTTTCCCTCTCATTTTTTTTGCTCTTTTTCCTCTACAAGACGTTTTTCACCTTCCATTTTACAAGAACATATTTGGTTATCAATGCCACTTCTATAAGAAAAATCATGACTATTAAATAATGTTTGTTTAGGATAATAACAGCGAAAAACTATAGCACCACTACATTTTTTACACTTTAAAGCATTTCCAATTAAGTGCTTACCATCTACTGGATAATGGATACTTTTAGGTTTTATAATATTTTTTTCTTGGTGATTTTTACTTTCCATGATACTCTTCCTCTACTATGCTACGCAGCATATATACTATAATAGATTATATACTAAGCATAGTATCTATTACAGTAATATTTATTTATAATAATATATATTAGTTTATATACTATAATAGTTTATATACTATGCTTATATGCTATACTATGCGTGTTTTAGTTCTAAACAATCTAAACAAACTATTTTATTTGCATTAAGTTCATAGTCTAAAACTTTTTCTTTGCAGTTATCGCACTCTAGCTTTTGACACTCTGAACATAACCAGCCAGAAACGTAAGGCTGGTCTATTCCCTCTTGTCTATCGCATGGTATTGCTTCAGCATCATATCGTATATTTTTATTACAATCTATGCACTTCATTTTGCTTCTCCATTGTTATTTCAATAATAATTTGATCCTCTTTTTTCTCTAGCTTTGTAACTGTAAAATGCTTTGGCAATTTTTGTAGCCACGTTTTGATATTAAAGTTTTTCATTTGACACACTCTCTATTTGTTTTTCAATTTTATTTGTTATAGCTGATAGTATTAAGTGTGTTGCATGATCTCCAGATGGTGAACAGTCATAACTTAATTCACAAAGAAACATAGCCAAGACTCTGCAAAAGTTTGGTACAGTTATATCTTTTTGGTGTTTCTCTGATAAGTCAAGTAGCTTGTTGTACATAAATTCTATTTGTTTTTCATCTGTCATTTTTTCTCTCCTGTAGTATTTTTTTTACTTTCTCTTCAACTAACTGATCGAACCAGTCACTATCAGTTATTATGTCTAAATTGTGTTGAAGATAATTTTCTAGTTCCAATGCTAACGGAACTAAACTTGGTTTTACTTTTTGATCATCTGTCATGTTCTTTCTCTCCTATATGTTGTTTAATGACGATTTAAAGACTTGTGAGACTATGTAAAGGCTAGTTTGTTAGTTGACTAGCCTAAATATAGTTTTCAAGTCTGTATGGCTTTTAATTTAAATTTACAATTTGGAAATTCATCTTGCCATTCTTTAAGATAATATTCAGCATCTTCTTTATTAGTGTATGCTTTCTCTTCAATCCAACCTTTATCTGTTTGAAGATATAAAATATATTTTTTATTCATTATCTTGTTCCTCTTCAATAAAATATATTTCAACAGTATCAATTATGTTTCCGTCTAAGTCTTTTACTTCAACATATTTTTGTAAATTTATTTTTTTATTAACGATTAAATCAGAAAAACCGTAACGATTATATTTTGTCATTGTTAAACTCCTAAAAAATAGTTTTCTATTATATCTGATATTAAGAATAAAAAGATAAAAAATATAAAAAGCATTACTATTCCAATGCTTTCTATAATGAAAATTAGTCTTTCTTTTCTTGTTATCTTTTTTGGTGTAGCCTGATCAATATGGATGTTTAAATATTTTCTATTCATTGTTAACCTCTCAAATATAATTCTGCATTATAAACATTAATCTTTACTTGATTAAAATTATTATGATTAAGGATTTTAAGATTAACAAGATAACAAATTACTTTTATTGTCTTATTATCGTTTGCGTAACTATGCCATTTATCTTTATATTTAAGAAAAAATGTAATAGCTTTCTTTATATCTTTTTTAGTCATATTATACCTCCTCAAAGTGTTTGTTATCAATGTCAGACCATATGTTAATAAATGATCTTAAAAACTCTTTTTGGTTTTTTTCTAATTTTATTTTAGAAGCAGCTTTGTTGTCTGTTTCATACTCATTATACAATAAATCTTCAGCGCTTAAAGTTTGTGGTAAGTTATTAACCTCTAACCATTTTGCATAAAGATTATGCAAGTTATTAATATGTTTATTCATTGTTAACCTCTAATTATTTCTAATCTTTTGTTTAATGAAAAGTTAACAAAGTTTCTAAAATTATTGTGAACTTCCTTCTTTTTATTTAAATCTTCTGTTGAATTGTATTTCTTAACAAAAGAATTATAAATATTAATATCTAGTCTTTTTGCTAAATAGTCTTTTTTATTTAAATATTGTAGTTTCATTATATACCTTCTTTCTATGTTGTTATGATTTACTAAGTAAATCTTGAATAGCTGGAAATAATCCAGCTATTATAGACTAACTTAAGCAGTTTTATAAATATCAAAGTAGAAGTTATTACTTGTTATACTATATCCACCATGTTTAACGGCATAAGACGTGCTAAAGGGCTGAATATCTAATAACTTAGAAAAACAATCTTTATTGTTGCCAAAATAAATTGTTTCATTGTCTTTAGTTATTGCGTGTGATGGTTCTATAGATAAAATTATATTAGCCATAAAATTAAAATAGTTTTCACAAACTTTATCTTGCAGCTTGTCACTTGGGTTTTCGTCAATACTTCCCATCTCAATAGCAAGTTTGATTATATCTGAATATGTATAAACAATATTTAAAGCTAATCCTGAAAGCCATTCAGTCATAGCTTTTGACTTGCCTTGTTGCTTTATGTTCCAGCCATACTCATTATAAAATCTTTCAAAGATATAACTTATTTTATCTTTTGTATTTATTAATGGCTTACCGTTTATCTCTTCGTTTATTGTATCTAAAATATAATTTACATAGTTTTGTTTATATTGTGTATGATGTAGTTTCATTGTTATTACTCCTTGTTGTTATGAATTGTTATTAGTGGATAGTATAAAGTTATTATTGTAAATATGCCTGATGTCATAAGTAATATAAAAAATACTAATGGCATATTTAAGGATAAAAAGTAAAATGATATTGGCAGCAATAAAAAGAATTGTGCTAATGCTATTAATAATGTTGTTTCGTATTTCATAAATAAAACTCCTATTGTTATGATATGAATAGTATATATGTATAGTTTCCAGCTTGTCAACTATTATTATTTATTATTGTAAATTATTTTTATTTGTTTGATTTCCAGCAGGTTATATATAGTATAGGTTTTATATATTTTTATGCACACAAAATGAGACAATGACACGCAGCATAGAAGAAAATAAAATAATAAAAGAACATTGCATAATATATGCTTGCATAGCTGCTGCAATCTGCAGGCATGGGGGGACTTACACGCAGGCGCGCCACCCCAACAACCACACGCGTATGTATATGTATATTAATAACACCATAGAAACACACAATGCCAATCAGTAAATACAAGAAGAACAAGATACTAGCAAAGATTACAGACGGACACAGCCTGTATCAAGCATGCAAAGACGAGAAAGTGAGTAGAGCCACCTTTTATCGTCATATGGCTAAAGATGAGGAATTGAATGATACTGTGCGTACTGCACAGAAACAGGCTGCTGAGAAAGCCTTAGAGGAGTTAGAAGGCATGTTCTTAGATACGTTGCACAAAAGAAAGCTATACGATCCTAATTTGTTAAGAGATTATGCAACACATGTCAGATGGAAGGTGCAAAAGGTATTGCCGGAGAAGTTTGGTGAAGGCAAATCGAGGACTGGTGTTGAGATTAGTGATGGAACATTGAGAGTAGTATGGGAAACAGATGGCACAAATAAAGATTCCGTATAAGCCAAGAGTGCTACAAGCTGAGATGCACAGAGACTTGAAGAGATGGAATGTTCTTGTGATGCACAGAAGATTTGGCAAAACTGTGTTTGCAGTCAATCACATGATAAAACATGCGTTAACTTGTCCTTTACCAAGACCAAGAGTTGCTTTGGTTGCGCCTACTTTTAGTCAGGCCAAGAGGATTAGTTGGGATTATGTAAAATATTATGCAGGTGTGATACCAGGAGTTAGTTTTAACGAGACAGAACTGAGGGCAGACTTTCCTAATGGTGGTAGGATCATGTTATTGTCAGGTGAGAATCCTGATGCCTTGAGAGGTATTTACTTGGACTTGTGTGTGTTTGATGAGTATGGGATGCAGAATCCTAGAGTATGGGGGGAGGTTGTAAGACCTGCACTATCGGATAGAGAAGGTGCTGCCATATTTTTAGGTACACCAAATGGACATAACCATTTTTATGAAATCTTAACGCAAGCCAAGCATGAGACGGAAGAGGGATCTGATTATTGGTATTGGAAGATTGCCAAGGCAAGTGAAACGCAGTTGGTAAAAGATACAGAGTTGGATGCTGCAAAGTCTCAGATGACACTTGAGCAGTATGAGCAAGAGTATGAATGTTCGTTTACTGCTGCGATTATAGGTGCGTACTATGGAAGGTTGCTTGTCGAAGCTGAGGATACTGGGAGGATTACAAGAGTTCCGTATGATCCTGCCTTACCAGTTCATACAGCTTGGGATTTAGGTATTAACGATTCAACTGCCATTTGGTTTGCACAGGTTTACAGAGGAGGTGCTGTTAATGTTATCGACTATTATGAGAATACTGGCTTTGGACTTGACCATTATGCAGAGGTACTTCGCCAGAAAGATTATCATTATGGAGATCACCTTGCTCCACACGATATTGAGATTAGAGAGTTGGGGTCAGGCAAATCCAGGATGGAGACAGCATTTAGTCTCGGTATTCGTTTTAAGGTGGTATCGAAAATGAAAGTAGCAGATGGTATTAATGCTGCACGATTGCTGATGCCAAAATGTTATTTTGATAGAGATAAGTGTCATACAGGACTTGAAATGATGAAACAATATAGGCAAGAGTGGGATGAAAAGAAGAAAAGATTTAGAGATCAGCCAAGACATGACTACACATCTCATGCAGCAGATGCGTTCCGTTATCTAGCCATAGGCATCAATAACAGAACGACCTATACCAAACCACCACAATCTATTGCTGATAATGATTATAATATTTTTGCATGAGTAGGTTTAAAGATTTACAAAGTATTTTAATTTTCATGCTGGATAGTCCTTTGCATAAAACTTGGACAGTAGAAGAGATATGCAGGTGTATTTTATTACCAATCCTACTTGATCAATATAAAATTATTTATGAAAAAGGTAAGCCAGTTGTCTTTGGTACATGGGGATTTCCTAAGCAAGAACACATTGATAAGTATTTAAAAACACTTGAGTTTCCTCAGTATGGTTATGATGGTGGAGGAAAAAATGTTTGGATGATTGATTTTATTGCAGAAAAAGATTATACATTAAAGGGAGTAAGATATTTTAAATATTTTTTTACTGAGAAGGGATACAACAAAGTGTCTTGGCTAAGAGTCAGAAACAAAAAATTATCATGGCATAAATGGAGGAAGTAATGGGTGGTTCACCAGTCA